AGCGAACGATCCGACTTGAAAAATCAGGTTTGGAAGTTCATCGTAGACGATGCCTTAGATACCACTGTAAAGTTATATAAGAGACAGAAATCTGGCTTAGACAAAGCTATTGAAAACATTTCATCCAGCATTACAAAAGCCGAAGAGAGTTTGACTGATATCAACAAGCAAATCAGAACCTTGCGAGCCCAGACCACTTCTACCCAGACTACCATACATGATATCAATGAAATCTTGGATAGCTTTGGATTCAAAGGTTTTAGGCTGGATAAGGCTATAGATAATGATAAATACAGGATCATTAGACCCAATGAAGATGACTCTGATGCCCAGTCCTCTCTAAGTGAAGGAGAGATATCGTTTGTTACATTTCTTTACTTCTACTTCCTGATAAGGGGAACTCAGAATGCTGCAGATACTGTTGATGACAGAGTGATCGTGTTTGATGATCCTGTGTCCAGTCTTGATAATGACGTGTTGTTTGCAGTAAGCTGTTTGATCAAAAAAGTAATCAGTGAAACAAACTTAGGAAACTGTAAAACCAAGCAGGTTATAGTGTTGACACATAATGTGTATTTCTATAGGCAAGTATCTCACCCTAGACACAAGGAAAAGATATCAAGCAATAACTTATCTTATTGGGTAGTCAGAAAGAATAGAACTGGCTCAAGAATTCAAAAATACGATAAAAGCCCCATAAAGAGTTCGTATCAGTTGCTTTGGGACGAGTACAAGCATAATGTATCAAACGCGCATATATTACCTAATATAATGAGAAGAATTCTTGAGTTCTATTTCTCGCTACTGGGCGATGTACCATTGGACAGTGTTTCTGATATTTTTCAGGGTCATAATAAACAGATTTGCGAATCTCTTTTATCATGGGTTCATGCTGGATCACACAATGTATTTGATGATGCCTATTATGATATCACTGACGAGACTGTCTTAATGTACAAAGATGTATTCAAAGAGATTTTCAAGATAACTTGTCACGAAGCTCATTATGAGATGATGATGGGATTAGAGAATGTTCCTAAACAATAACTGTTTGAGTCCTACATTTCCAATGAAAAGGCGGGAACGGAGTATGCGCTCCGGAGACGCCTACAGGGTTCATCTCTGAGTCGTATTCTATCTGATCGTCTTTGATCCATGGTGCGAGTGTTTTGATGTATTCCCGGGCATCATCGAGGCTGCTGGACTTGGTATCCAGGGCCATCAGGTTATCCATCACTTCCAGGGCATCGTTAAGGGGATAGACCCTATCTTGGGCTGCCAGAGCCCGGCAGATGTCACTGGTGCGGTCATCCAGGATCACTACGAGCTTGTAGTATCTGGCTTTGGCTTTCTTGTAACCTTGAAGCCTTCCGAACTCTCTGACTCTAAGAGCAGTATGCTCTGCCAATCCCTGCCAGTAGTGCGATGATCGGTTGGCAAGGTCATTGAACTGGTCTTTGAGAGTATTGGCAAGCATTTCTTTGGTATAGCCCTGCTCGATTGCCTTGGAAAGGGTATCTGCAAAGTTTTGCCTGATATCAGCTTCGAAGTGATTACCAATCCAGAACAACTGCTGCTTCTGAATAGTGGATGAGAGGTGCTGATCTTCAATGCCCCAAAGCCCAATACTGGTCTTGGTTGGGGCTTGCACCTGGGTGTCTCTCAATCCGAGGCGCACACAGCGGTCTATTATAACCTTGGTGGGCTCATTGACCAGTGCTGCGAAGTCATCCCCCAACTGAGTATTGATGATGCCCATAAGCTTGTCCAATGAGTTCTGGTTAAGCTTTTCAGCTCGGGGCATGTCACTCAGCATCTGGACGGCAAGTCGGGTCGCATCTCTAATTTCAGTTTTCCAGGCATTATTGAGGACCCGGTAGTACTCAAGCATTAGCTGATCATAGTAGTTCATTAGAAGCTGAACCTTCGGACCTTGACTCTGTTCCTGCCAATATCGTATTCAGAGAAGCGTTCCAGACATCCAGCCAGGGCATCACAGCCATCGATATAGCCATCAGGATAGGTGAGGAATTGACTTATAAGGGTTGGTGTGTCTTGACCATCAGGAAAGAGTATCTTGGCTGTTTCGATGATGGTCTCAGTTCTCTCTATACGCAGGTTCTTGTTATCCTTGTTATCGATGCGCTTGATGCGATGCGAAATCGGTGGCAGATGGTTATCTGTAGCCCACCGATCGAAGTCAGCCAGGATTCTGCCTTGTCCGTAGGTAGTTTCACAAGCAGCTCTGGCTTTCACTCTGTAGATACGATCCAACTCCTGATAGGCATCATAGTAGTATCTGAAGAACTTGGTGTTCTCAGTCTGCCTTATCCAAACATGTATTACGTAGAAGCGATTACCATCATAGCCTATGGAGATAACAGCTTTGTAACAGCCCTTCTCTCCCCAGGCAGGATCGGCATAGAGCCAGACTCGCTTCATCTGGGATGGCTCAGGTAGGGATCTATACTTGATGAACCAGTGGTTCTTGAAGATACTCCCTTCAATAACCGGCTGTCCCAGCATCTCCCTTTGATAACCTGTCATCCCGAACTTGGCTCGCAGATTTGGTAGAGTTGCTGTGGGGTATTGAGCCTCCCAGGTGGACTTGCCATGTATATCTTCGAGAGAGAAGCGCAAAATCGCTTTCTGGTGCGTTTTGAGAACCGACTGGTATCCCAAGTCCAAATCCGGATTATCGGCCCGCATTTCGCCTAATATGAGCTCCTGAAACTGGCAGATGGAGTAATTGGGATGTACCAGGTTACCGAGCCAGACGATCTTGCCATTTCCTTCCGGTGAGAGAGCTCCGGCAAGCTCCTGGGTGATTTTCTCCATCCTACGTTTACCGATGGACTGGTTACCCATGTTCTCTTCTTTATCTATATCATCACAGACAATCAAACCGGGCCGCTTGGCAGTCTTGGGATTAATCGTTCCTCTATGGCTCTGCTTGATACTCCTGGCTCTGATCCTCGCTTTGTTCTTGAGATAGAAGTCCAGATCGAACGCATCCACAGGCAGCAGCTCAGGATAATCTATGGTGAGCCGCTTATTGTTCTGCAGCTCGTGCAGTGTAAATGCTGTGCGTTCCTGTGCCAGATCTAAGTCTGCGGCAGTATGGATTACATAGCGCTCACCTTTGATGATCATCCAGATCGGATAGACCACTCCCATGAGTACCGTTTTGCCCAGCCCACGAAAACCGGTGATGGCGATGATGCCTGAGCCCTTATCAGTCTCATCGAACATAGTCTCATGTGCTGGGCAAAAAGGTAGTGGGAAGATATGCGGGAAATAGGTATGGCAGAAGAACGAGAAGGCATCCCAGCCATCTGCTGTAGTACGCTTTATCCGCTCAGCCTTAGCTTCTGGATTATCGTCTATAAAAGGCAAGACGGAGATCGTTTTGGATGCGATCTCCGTCAGAGCCTTGTTATGCCGCTGAATGAACTTCTTAGGCATAACCGGGTAACCCCCCGACGCCCAGAGGGACGGGCGTCGGGGACCCGGAGGTCGGAGGACTGACCATGTCGGGCTGTTGGCGTGGAGGCTGTGGGTATTCCGGAAGGATCAGGGGAGCCGGAGGCGACGGCTCCGCTGTTCTGTAGGCTTGGAGGGTTTGGAGGGCAGGCTGATGTGTAGGTTTGGAGGCAACCATGTCCGTGGCTGTAATATTATCCATTTCTAACTCTTAAGTACTCGGCAAGGTCAAGGACTATACCTTGGAACTGCTTGAGCATAGTCTCATGCCCTTTCTCGATCATAAAGTCGGTCACCTGATCCAGGAAGCGCACGATGTAGTCGTTCAACTCCTTGGAAGGCTCAGCGTCTTTCTGGTTCTGCTTGATCAGGCTGACGAGGCTCTGCAGGGCGGTATCTGCAGGATTCTTGGCATACTCACGCAGTGCCTGGATGAGAGCCTTCTTGCGAGCCAAGTTGATCTCATGGTCGAGTTTACGCTCTTCCTTGAACATCTCGTCCCACTTAGCCTGTTTGATCCACTTGCGGACGGTGATATCGGATACTCCGAAGATCACCGCCAGCTCAGTGGGATCTGTCTTTCCGTTAAGATAGGCTTCTTTGCAGTTATCCCGCTTGATGCGGAACTCCAGTGCGTTACTCATATTCAGGTCTTACCTTGTGACTTACCAGATACTTGTTAATGTCTTTACCATGAACCCGTAAGGGGCCCTTGTCATTGATGCGATAAGCGGGAAGAGGATCGGCTATGTCTCTAATCATACGATAGACGGTGGAGCGGGCGACGTTCAGCACGTCGGCGATCTCATCCGGTCTATAGTAGCGGTCTTTGAAACTCTTCACGTTTACCTCGATACTTGGGTCATTTCTGCGGTCATCATCTGTAGCTCCCATTATTCCGTCAAAATCTGCTGGTATAGGATGCGACAGAATTACAGGGTACTGAAGTTCAGCACGATTCGGTTGTAGTTACCGGCCTCGTCTCTCACCGCAAACGAGATATACTGCTTGGTGGAAGTGACCAGGATGGCCTTATCGATCAGTTCCATCGCTTCTTTCCAGACCGGGTCCTTGATCTTGAAGCGGCGCAGTGAAAAGATGCGGTAACGAGCCAACTGACCATTCTTGTCCAACTGAAAGGCATCATTGACGATAGCCTTGAGGTTGTCATTGGAGTCAGCTGACCAGGCTTTGATGCACTCGTCTATCTTCTGCTTGGCGAGTTGCAGTTCAATGCCGAACTGAATCTTCTCCCGGAAGCGCATCTCGACCCGATACTTCTCATCGAAGCTGATGAGCAGGGCATTGCCCTTCCATTCAAGGTTATTCCTGCGAGCCGCGTCATTCAGATACTTCTCGATGATCTGGATCAGCTTCTGTTTGTCGGAGATAATACGTTCTTGCAGTTTTAGTGCGCAGTCCATCGCTTTCTTGACTGCGGCATCCTTTTCCACTATTTCGGTGTGCAGCACCTTGACTGGGAATTCCCTACCTTGAGCATCGGTTAAGGTGCGTTCTTTGACGGGTGTGCTCGCTTTACTCATTTGAATCCTCCTTAGGATCGCTTTGTTTATTTGGTGATTGATTGATCTCTTGTTTCTTGATGTAGGACTGGAACATGGCGATAACCGCCCTGCGCTCCTTCTTGTTGAGCAGGTTCCAGTGGCTTTTGGAATAGTGACTGATCGTGAATGCCCGCAGCTGGGTCTCGGTCCAGCCGGCTTGCTTCATCAGGGCGTGCATGTACTTGCCCTGCTTATCGTAGTTGTATTCGAGAGGGCGGCCATGTCTGCGATACTTGAGCATGATGGCCTTGAACTCGAGCAGCTTATCTTCGGATAGAGCTGAAAGTGAGTCGCCATAGCCCATACCGTTCATGATGAACTTGAAGGCGTCCAGGGGCCAGTGGAATTTCTTAACCCGGATGGCGTGGATTTGTTGACGTAGTTTTCGTTCTCTCAGTTCCTGTTCCATAGAATGCCCTCTCTTCTTAGTTGGAATATCTTTGTTTGTAGTCTTCGGCCAACAGCCTACACATCTCATTCGCCTGCCGACGTAAGGATTTGATTTTCTCCCACTCAGTCTTCTTGGCGGCTCTATAGGCTCTATATTCCTGCTTGGACTTACTCTCAGCTTCTTTCTTTTCCTGCCTGAGCCTTCTACGTTCTGCGGCTTCGGCCCTGAGTTGCTCTTTAGTCTTGGCATTAGGATCAGGCGGTTTACAGGTCAGTTCGTGGAGTATGCCTTTCTTGATGTGCTTGCCGATTTCCTTGAGCCTGGCTCTGGATTTAACGTAGTAGACTTTATCAAAGCCGATGGCATCTATCGAAGCCAGGGCTTCCAGATAGACAAAGACCCACTGGCGGCTGCGAGGGAAATCGGCAGTTATCTTCCGGATTGAGGTGTAGCTGCCATTCTCAATCAGGTTTAGTAGTTGATTAGCGGCATTGGGATGGAAGTTCCAGGTTCCCTTCTGTCCATAGCAGAGTACCGGATTGTAGCGATTGGCATTTACAAAGATGCCTGTTTCGACCTCCTTGATCAGGCCAGTCTCAGTGAGATCCTGTAGAATCGGCTTGATCTCTTCAGTCTCTATTGTAGTGTATCCGGCTATCGTTTCCGCAGCGAAAGGCTTGCGATATTGCTTTACGAAGTTCTTGACCAGTTCGGTGGGTGTCACTTTACCTCCTTGAGATCTATTACGTTACTGGGCTTCTCTTCAGGGAGCATCTGTCCGGTTTCGAGGGAATACATCATCTTGACCGCTTTGCGCAGGTTGCCCTTGCTGGTCTGATAGAGGTCCTCCACGATGTTCTCGGTTACCGGTATCTCCATGACCTCTTGAGCTATAGATCTGATATCCTTCTTGTTTACAGGCTGGAATTCCACGAAGGCATTGCAGCGGTCGAAGTAGTGTTCGTTGAGCCGGGAGAGGCGATCCCTAGCAGTCTGCATCCCGACTAAGAGGATAATGACCAGCGTCTCGTCCACGATGTCCCGGATAGCTCCGAGCAGTTTAGGCTGATCGAAGGCATAGTCGATCTCATCGATGATGATCACCGTCTTGGGATGCTCATCCAGGATATCCATGCAGTGTTTGTAGAGGTTCTGGGAGGTGCCGATGGGGATCGGATCGTTAATGTTCAAGTGATCGTACAAGGCGGCTACCAACATGTTGGCGAAGGTCTTGGCGGTGGTATGGGACTCCAGCCGCAGATAGATGTAGCCACGCTGAAAAGCGGTGCGTTGGGCGAAGGCGGTCTTGCCATAGCCAGGCCTGCCGTAGAGTAAGCCCAGACCCACCATCTCAGTTTTAGGTCGGTTAACCAGATAGTTAATGCAGTTGTCAGCTTCAACCACATTGCGAATTCTGACGAGTTGATTCTGTTTCACTTTTCCTCCTATTGTATGCCGATGAACTTCAGCATTTCTTTGCGTGTTTTAGGCCTGATTTCCCCATTCTCATCATCATCCTGCCCGGCAGGCTTCTTGATTACTTCGAGTAGGTTGGGGAGCTTTTGCATGGCTTGTTTCTCCAGGGCTTCCATGATCTGATCCGGCCCCGGTTTGGGAGCTTCTATGGCAGGCGGCTGGATAAAGGTTGGGTTGTCCTCCTGGGGAGGCAGCACCAGCTTCTTCACGTAGGCATCGACCACTTCTTGAGTCTTCTTGACCGTGAGCCTGGTGCGATTGGCGATCATTCTCTGGTGCCGTTTGATGGCCTTGTATTCTTTCTTGACCTCAGCCACTGAGATTGCGTTCTCCATATCCAGGTGGATGAAGGGATCGACCGCTTTGCGAACCTCAGCCTGGCAGATATAGTTGTCCTGCAGGTCATAGACCAGTATCCATCTCGCATCGCAGAGATCGTATCTGATCAGGACTTCCTTCCCCATGTGCTCGATCAACTCGGTGCTCCAGTATTGCAGCTTGTTCAGGACGATGCCATTGTTGCGGAGTGTCTTGCGGACGGTGGACATCATCAGGTAGTTCAAGCGCTTAGGTTCGATCATCTGGGCCTCCGGCACTTCCGCAGCTTTAAACACTGACCAGGGAGTCTTACCGCCTAGTCCGCTGTGAGGAGCTTCGCCATACATGTATCTGATGAAGAACCCGATCATCTGCATGGCCTCTTCCATGGTGGGAGGCTTCGACTCGTACATCTTGCGAGCCCAGGTTTCGTTACGCATCAGCGTAGATGGCTTATCTGCCACTGAAGCTCCCCGGAAGCTGCTGATGAAGCGTTCAAAGCGTTCCTGGAAGGTCTTGAAGAAGCGTTCGATGATCTTTGCCTTGGCATTGTAGCTCTCGGCGAAGACTACACCGATGCCCAGCCTGGGGAAGATACCTGATAACTCGTTGGCGAGATCGTGATCTGTCCAGCGTTCATTGAACAGCTTAGATCTAAAGGCCTTGCCATTGTCGAGATAGACGAACTTGGGCACTCCACCCCAGTTGAGGAAGCCATTGCGGAAGGCCAGTTGAATGTGCTGGCTATCTTCGCTATAGGCCAGGGATGCGCCTACAGGGTATCTGGAGGCCCAGTCGATGACCATGATCATGGTCATGCGTTGGGCTTTCCCGGTCTTGGGATTGATAATGTCGAAGGCGAGGTCATGTCCATCCGCTACCCAGACTTGGCCGACCTTGAGCAGGTCATTATCACGTTTGATCGTTTTCACGATCTCTTCCGCCACTGCCTTGCTGCCCTTCCGGGCTTGAGTCCAGATCGCCATGTTATTGGCTCGATATTCCTTGCACCAGCGTCTCAGGGTCGGTTCGGAACTGGGGGACTCCAGCGAGCCCAACCTGGCATAGCTTTTAAGAGTGGCGATAGCCGAGCCGATCTTGATCTTCTGCGGCGTTAAGAGCAGATTCAGGAGGTACTGCTGTTCCAGGTAGCTTACCTTGCGGCCTCGAGTCTGGTTCTTGCTCTTGTGGATCAAGGCAAACATGTCCCGGCTGTTTTCCAGGTAGGCATCCACCCACTTTCGCAGTGAGCGCTCGGTGCGCTTACCTCTGATCTGGTATAGCTCCGGCAGCAGTCGGCCATTGTTGTAGTCTGCGGTGATCTGCTGCCAAGCCTCTAACTTGGCTTCAGAATCGTTTACGGTCATAATGGCGGTTTCACAGAAGCGGGACAGCAGCTGCGCTTCTGTCTTACAGCTTAGTAGCTCCTTACTTTCCGGTTCGAGATTGAGCTCTTCAGCCTCATCCTCATCATCCTCAAGCTCGACCTCCTCCTCTTCCTTATATAAGGGCAGATCGGAATCAGTGTTCTGAGGGACTGGTTCAAGTTGCCGATCCAGTTCAATCTCGTTGATTACGGGTTCGATCTTCAAATCATCAGAATCTGTCTCCGTATGGAGTGGTTTCTGATAATCTTCCGATACAGCCTTGAATATCGGCTTCACTCCGGCTCGCAGGGCCGCGCCTACGAAAGCGACGTTCTCGTCCGCATGCTCGTAGTCGAAGCGTTCAAAGACGTCAGTCTCCTGCATGATTATCCTCCTTTACCTTGGTATAGCCGATCACGAAGATGCTGATCCGCTGGGCTTCCAGGATCGTCATCTCCTCTTTACACATCAGGATCGGTTTCATCCTATGCTTGCTGCAGTAGGCCTTATCCAAATCCGCCAGTTCCTGACCGGACATAATGAATGATTTTGTGGTGTGAGTTTTGCCACTCGGCACCGTTCTTTTCAATGATACGTAGGCCCCATCTTCCACCATTCTCCGGATCGTCTTCACCGACTTACCGGTCAGCGTCGCTACCCTGGCCAGGGGCAGCCATAACAGCTCGATGTCTTTTTCCATTAGATAACCTTCCAAATCTAATCTGGCATTGGGCAGGCGATCTGGACTTGGACAGAAATCCGAGTTTGGACTTGGACATTCCCTAAGTCTTGGACTTGGACATTTTCCAGGATTCGGACTTGGACTTGGACATTTCCCAGGTTTTGGACTTGGACTTGGACATGGACTTGGACATTTTGCGGAGCACTTGGACAAAATCTCGCACAAAGAAGAAGCCGTATGCTTCGAAGCTATACGGAGCGGGACTTTACAGCCCGCGTGTCCAAGTCCGGGCTCGATAATTTGGACTTGGACATTCTTCATTTGGCAGGATTCACATCCTCCGCCTGGTCTCTTTCTCATGGTCATTTTCACCTCTCTGGTTAGTTATTACGGGTGCTAACTTCCATACATGCAACATCTTGGGAAGTCCTTTCTGCGTTTTCCAGCGCCTTTCACGAACATTCATTTCTCGCCGGCGTAAACGCCATTGAGAAACGCACTCGAAAAAAAAGTCATTGACACATCTATACGGCTTTTTAGCATTGTCTCAGGACAATCATAGATACCGTATGGAGGATGTCAATGAAAAAGTTGCCTAATGGAGGAACACCGGCCGCTCGAGAGATCGGGGAGAGACTAGGAAAACTCTTGAAAATAATGCGCTTAAAGAACTACCAATTTTCTGAAAAATTTGGTATCTCGAACGCATCTTTAGCCCGCTATAAATCGGGTGATCGACTCCCCGAACCCCAACTTTTACTCGACTTATGTAAGGCCCGAGTGAACATAAATTGGTTGTTGACCGGAGAGGGGACTACGCAAATAACTCAAGATTTCGATGGCTGGATGAAGGAAAAATTGGAACAGCGGATGAAGGTGGTCGACAGCAAGACTGGGCTAATCCAGTCCCCCACAATAGATTATACTCGAACAATTACACTGCCGATTGTTGGCGAAATTTCCGCGGGGCCGAGAGAGGACGTCATAGACTGCCGGAGTTTGGGCGAGACCGTAGAGGTGCCCAGAACGCTCGCACCCGGAAATGATAATAACTACATAGCTTTCAGGGTTAACGGACATAGCATGGAGCCCAATATCCTGCATGAGGACATTGTGATCATCAAACAGAGTATCGACTGGGATAATGCCAATGGTAAGGTATGTGCGGTTCGTGCTACTGACGGAGTCACACTCAAGAAAGTGGTACTCGATCCGGCTAATAGTCGTATTATTTTACAGCCATTTAATATGGACTATGACGTCCAGATTATAGACCCGGATCAGGGTTTGGAATTAACCCTCATCGGGAATTTGTCACTTCAGATGCGGCTTTTTAAAATCGACTGATTTCTGGCAAACCCTCGTTTGTCCAAGTCCAGTCCAAAAAAAGCGCTATTTGAAGTTTTCGGTGACACAAAGACGTCCAAATACGTCCAAAACAGGCGATGTCCAAGTCCGAAACAAGTCCATCATATTTCCCCACCACATAAGGACTTATCCCCATTTGTCCAAGTGAAAGAAGCTTGAAGCTTTGGGTGACACATTACACACGACACCACGACATCACAAGGTTCTTAGTTTGCCGTCCGCCTTTCCAAGCTCTTTTATTCGTGAAAATTCGTGTAAATTCGTGGACGATTTATTAAACACCGGTTTCAGTCTGAATCCAGT